CATTATTGTTATACTAAAAGTCCCCATTGAACAAGAGAAGAGTACAAGTACTGTACACCTAACTTGAAGTAACCTCTGAAGAACATTTTTTCTTCTAAATCATCATAAAATACTTTGAATGAACCTTCTGGGTCAGTTACATCAGAACCGATAATCAAGTTATCAACTGCTACATAACATATACCTTGGTTAAGGTTTGCTCCTGCTGCACTTTGAAATAAATCTGGATTAGTATCTACTAAGATAGTATCCCATTCGTACATAGCCACTAACTCAACACCTCTAAAAGAAACTCTAGGTGAAGCATCTACTCTATTAACGATTGCTAAGTCAGCTCCGTTACCTTCAAGATTCTGTAAGTAAGCGTTATATAACTTAGGAGTTACAAACATTTTCTTATCTGCTGGTGCTACTTGCTGTAATGCTGCAGGTGCTGCATCATAAACTTCCATTATTAAACCTAATGCCTCTGCTGCTGTTGGATTTGCTGGTGCTACACCAGTTCTTTCTATAACAGTCTCTGCTTTCATTAATTCCATCCAACCATCAAATGCTGTATATCCTGCTACTGCTCCAGCTATATCGCCACCCCAAGCTAATCTTACTACATCTTGTGCGATACCTTTTACCGCTCTGTCAACAATTGCATCAGCTAATTGAGTTCCTTCAATATTCATTACATCTGCTCCACTTCTGTAAGACTCTTCGATGAAAGTTCCGAAAAACTCATCAGTACATTGCTCTAAAGCAACTCTACATCTTCCTGCTGTTATTACTTTATCATCAATATTAAATTGATTAGCTCCACTTGATGCACTACAAGCTGAGTAAGACTCAACAATTTTAGTTAAAGCTGCTGCTGTGTAAACATTCATTTTGTGCTTAACATTAGGAATTACTCTATAGTTACGCATTAAATCTTCACTCCTGAATACAGGCTCGTAAAAGATTTCGTTTAAGTTCGCACCTCCGTAAGTTGCTGCGATACTATTATTTGCTACATTTGCCATTTTATTCTATTTTTTTTAGTTATTAAATTTACTTCTAATTTTTGACGCTAGTGCATTGTAAAAATCTGCATTCACATCTACTTTTTTGTTCTCAACTATTGCAGGGTCGCTTGAAGTTTCTAATTCTGTACCTTTAGCATCTGCCTTGTTGATTTTTGCGTTTAAACCCTCAACCTCTACTGTTAAAGTTTCATTGTTTCCTTTTGCAGAAACCAATTCTTCTTCTAGTAAAGATATTTTGTTTGATAATTCAATGTTCTTAGCCTCAAATTCTGAAATCTTATTTGTAATTTCTTCGTTGTCTCCTAAGTTCACAGTTATCGCAGTTTGTTCAGCAACATCTTCAGAAACTTTTACCTCACCTTTTACAGCAGTAACAATTTCCTCTACCTTGCTATTGAACCAATCTTTTAACTCGTTAGTCATTTTTTTGTTATTTATATTAATACTTAATTTATTCTTAATTTCTTCCTGCGTGATGTTTTTAAACTTAGAAACATCATACTTAGCAGCCACTTTAATAGAGTCAGAGATAGTATCAATGAATCCTAGTCTAAAAGCCTCTTCAGCATTTAACCAAGTTTCTTCATCCATCATCTCAGCAAGAGCATCATACGATAATCCTGTTTTCTTTACATAAATGTCTGTTAGTTCACTTGTAATCTTGTCAAGAGTTTGAGCAGTCTTACGCATATCTTTAGCCTCTCCTGAAGTTCCTCCCCAAGCGTTATGAATCATAAATAAAGAGTTCTCAGCCATTATCACCTCATCTGCACCTAAAGCAATGATAGTAGCGATACTTGCTGCTATACCCTCTATGTAGACTGTAGTTTTGTACTCTCTTCTTTTGATTACATTGTACATAGCCATTCCATCAAACACATCTCCTCCAAGCGAATTGATGCGTATGTTTATAGGCATATCTTTTAAATCTTTAACTTCTGATATAAAGTCTTGTGCAGTTACTCCATAAGTACCAATCTCATCAAAGATGTATATTTCAGCAGTTTCACCTGCTTTATTTTGAATGTTATACCATTTTTCGTTCATAGCAGCAAAAATAACAGTAAGTGATTTGTAACTTACCCAATTTATCTACAAAACTTTTAGTATGTAATATTATTAGATGGTTTAGACTTTTTTCTCTCTTTATATACAATATTTTGAGCCATACTCTCACTTATATTATACTTTATAGATAAATCCATCCAAGTGTTAGTCCTACTACCTTCGTTGCCTACTAACATTCTATCAAAGTCAGCAATAATCATATAGTTTCTAATTCTTTTAGGTTCTATAAGACCCTTTTCGGCAAGATGTTTAATAATATCTTTGCAAGTTGGATAATCACCAAATTTCTTTTCTAACTCTGTACCAGCAATTTCAATGAAGTCAAAGACTACATCTACTTTATTTTGTCTTATTTTTTTTTCTGACATTAGTTTTTTTAGGAGTTTGCTCTATCTCAATCCATTCATCTACCATCATTTCCCAGAACTTACAAACTGCTCCTCTACAAGATGTGCAATTAATACTTTGTTTATTTGCTGGAAATAGTAAATGCCACTCAGCAAACATTAAGTTTAGTGATGTAGCTTGATAGGTTGGAAAGTTTCTTTGATGATTCTTGTTTGTAATAACTGCATCAGTCATCATCTTTCTTTTACTCTTACTGTAATTATTAGCGATTTCTTTAAAGTTCATTTGTAAAGTTTTACCATTTATTTTCTGGACATTTACCAAAAAACTCTTTTGTGAGTGATGTTTTTGCATCTAAGAAACACTTGCATTTAGCACATCTTGAGCCTCTGCTTATTTTAGGTTTCTTTAACAATAAAAAGTTTCGGTAAAAACTACAACTTTTACATATATCTAATCTTTGTAACTTGGTTTTCTTATCAACAAACATTTGTTTATTTCTTTGGTTATTAAATTGTTGCCTGAGATTGTATTACGCTAACAGCGTTTTGACTATCTGTAATATCTGCCTCTACTACTACTACTTTGCTAGAACCTTCCATAGCACCCATCATTTGATTTTGTCCTAATGCGTTGAACTGTTGCTGTGAGAATGAAGGTTGATTAAGAAGTCCACCATCTGCGAACTTAACACCTCCTCCTGCTGCATTCATTGCAGATAATTGACTAGAGAACATTGCTGTGCTTCTTTTGTTTATAACAGCCTCACCACCCTCTAATTCAACTACTCTACCACCTACTGCAAATTTCTCTCCTCCTTGTGCGTGTGATTTACCCTGCACCATTCCACCATCAGCAAACTCTTCTATCATTCCCCCATTTGCAAATTTTTGTGATGCTATTACTGCTATTTGAGCAGCTCCTGTAGCCATAGCTAAACCTATTTGAGATATACTCATACCTGCAAATAGTATTGTAACTGGATTACTCTTCATAACAGCTGCATTTAACTTTATTTTTGCTATTGCTAATGCCGTATCTATAACTACTTGAGCAATATCCATTCTCTTTTTTCTTTGAAATGCTTTTCTTTGTATAGCTTCTACTCCTTGTTCATATTCTTTCTCTGTTATTAATCCAGCTTGTTTTCTCTCTTCTAGTATTTTTTCATCTGTAGTTGCTCTCCTGTTTGCGTTATTATTTAATATTGTAAAAATAGCATCTGAAGTTACACTCATAGCATTTAATACTCTCTCTCCATTAGCTATTCTTTCATCAGCTGCCTCCTTGTCTTTTGCTATTAATTCATTTAAATCTTCTATCGTAGACTGATAAGGATTAAATTCAACTAAATTTTTATTGAGTAGTATTTGACCATCTTTCTCTCTGCCTAAATCTTTTAATCTATCTATCTCTAACTGAAGTGTATCTACTAATTTATTCTTATTTATTATTTCCTGCTCTGTTGTTTCAGGCATCCTAAGAAGTATAGCCATTTCTTCTTCAGCTAATGTTATTAATGATTTTGTTTGTAATATTTCTTGGTCTTTATCATCCTTTAACTTCCTTTGGTTAATCATTCTAAGACCTTGATTCTTTTTTAATAAAGCTAATTCACCATCTAACCTCTTAATCTCCTTCTTGCTTTCTATTTCTTTTTCTTTAGAAACTCCAAACCTACTTTGCATCTCATCTTTTAGCATTTTCTTTAGCTGTTCCCTTCCTTCAATTTGAACTTTAATGTTAGCTAGATTATTTTCAGATTGTTTTTTTGTTGTAGCTAACTCTTGATTTATTAACTTCATTAAATCTTCCTCTCTGGATAATTGTCTCTCTTTTGCTACATTAAATATTTCCATCTTTTTCGCTGCAGTTTCTGCTGCATCTCCAACTAGCAAGTACCTTGAAGCAACCTCTCCTAATGCAACTACAAAAAGACCAATACCTGTTTTGGCTATAGCAGTTTTTGTTATTTTTAAACCTCCATTTAATAATAATACTGCATTTTTTAATCCTATTGTTGCTGCTGTTGCAGCTAGTGTTCCTAACTTATATAGACCAATAAATTTTATTAAAGATATAAGCCCACTTACAACCTTTGCTATTACTGTTGAATTTTCAGTAAGTGCATTAAAAAAGTTTGCTAATTTATTAACTGTTTCTTTTAGTGAACCACCTAAATCTTCCATTAACTGTATTGAAAGACCTTCAGTTGCTGAAGTAAAACGCTTAAAAGAACCTTCTAGTGTATCTGCAACAATAGCTGCCATTTTAGCAGCAGCCCCATTAGCTTCATTAAAATCTTTTGTTAGCTGTTGTATTCTTTCTGAACCTCTTATCATAGTATTAAAAGCAGCAACTTGTCTTAAATCAACAAGACTCATTACCTCTTCATTTGTAAGACCTGCTTTATTTAAGGTATTTAAAGCTCTTTCTAAGTCATCAGAGCTATTGACAGTAAATCCTAAAAACTTAGATAAATCAGAAGATGAATCTTGCATTTTTAAGAATATATTTCTTAAAGATGTACCTGCTATAGAAGCCTCAATACCAGCATCTGTTAGTGTTCCCATAATAGCAGTAGTTGCTTCTAATGATATATTTGCTGCTGCTGCAATAGGAGCTACCTTAGTCATAGATGTTTGAAACTTCTCTATATCTAATGCAGAACTTGTAAATGCTTCAGCCATTACATCTACAACTCTACCTGCCTCAGAAGCATCTAATCCAAAACCTCTAATTGCAGCACCTGCTACAATAGCAGACCTTGCTAAATCTGTATCTGTTGCTGTAGCTAACTGTAATGTTGCTTCTTGAGCATCTAATATTTCTTTGGTTGAAAAACCCAATTTACCATAATTAGTCTGAAGTTCTGCAACCTGTTGTGCTGTAAAGAATGTTGTTCTTCCTAGTTCCTTAGCAGTATTAGTTAGTTTTTTAAAATCTTTATCTGAAGCACCTGTAACAGCCCTTACTTTAGCCATCTGAAATTCAAAATCTCTAAAAGACTTAATAGCTGTTCCTATAGCACTGCTTATTCCTCTAAATGCAGCAACAGCACCTAAAATTCCTGCAGTCATTTTGCCAAAACTTTTAGTTGTTTTTGCTGCTTTTCTATCTAACTGGTCTAATTGTTTATCTCCCTGTACAACTACCTGTACTACAATTTTTTCTGTATTTGTTGCCATATATATTATATATTAAAATGCTCGTTGAACATTTGCTTTTGGATTATTTTTTTTAATTTGTGTTGCTATCATTTCTGCTACATCTTTACCTATAGATAGAGCTAATACTTGTGCTACTTTTGATGAATTTTCTTTTGCTGTTATACCTGCAAAGTTAGACCTTGTTAATGTATTACCATGCTTCCAATAAACATAATCTTTTCTTCCATTCGCTTTTTTATTTCCATAAATACCTTTATTAAGTCTATTGTAAACTGCTTGTGCAAATTTTTTATCTAATCCTTTTGTATTCATCCACCTTATTATATTCTGCTTATTTACAGAAAATGCAACTCTAGGGTCATTTACAACTCTCCAGTAATGCTTACTAGAAGTTATATCTAAAACAAGATTTTTGTTCTTACTGATAGTTCCAGCAAAACTTCTATTTAATTTACCAGTTGCATAATACTCTTGCAGTCTTAATTGAGATTTCAGTCCCTTAATAATTAAATTAGTAACTTTGTTTAAACTTTTACTTGTATGATTTAATTTAATCATCGCTAATAGTTTGGTTTTCAGCTCTTCTTAATACTTTATGTGCATCTCCAAACATATCTTCAGCATATATTGGTATTAAATACTCTTCTTTTTCTTTAATTGATATTTTGCTTATTCCTACAGTTTGAGTAGATGTTTCAAGAGTAGTAAAATAAATAACTATAATATCTTTAGAATCTATTGCTTTAAATGTAGATTTAACACAATCTTTACTTGTTCTTGTTATGGGATAATTTACATTATCTGTATAGTACAAACCATACGTTGTAATATTTGTAAATTGATTAGTAAATGGAGTATAAACATTAATATAAAGAACGCCTGTACCTGTATTAATAGGAGTTTTTACTTCTATTTGATAATCTACTCCCTCTGTTAAAGACATTCTTTGATACATACCACTATAAGAAACTACACTAGAACCAGCATTAATACCATTAAATAAATAATAACCACCTATACTTACTGGTGCTGTAGCTACAGCATACTTACTTCCTGCTGCTGTATGGTATCTCATCCATTGACCAGCTGCAGTTTGTGGAGCATTTATTAAAGCGTCAATATGAGGGTCTGCAGAACTATTATTTACAGTGTAATCTGGGTCTGAACCTAATTGAGTTACATAATCAAATGGGTCTCCCCAATTTATAAATTCTCCATTAAATGTTATTGCTCTATTAAATATTTCCAATCCACTTCTTCGAGCTATTCCACCTGGTGTAATTTGCTGTCCTCTTTTGTTATTCATATTATTTATTTAAAGTCCAATATTATCATTGCTGTCATCTTCAAGACCACCTTCATTATTATTGTGCCATGAATTTTCTCCTGATTGACCAAATATAGGAGCATTAGCTGCAAAATTACCAAAATCAAACCACTCTATAAGCTCAACCTTAGTAGACTGATTCTTATTTGGTTTGTAATCTATAATTCTATTTATTCTCCAATAGACACCATCTATATAAATCAGTTTTTTAAAATCTAAATTTACTATGTCTGTAATTTGTAAAGTTATGTTTACAGTTCTTAATCTAGGACTTTTTTTCAAACTCTCTATCATTTTTCTATAATAAGTTTCGTACAAACCTTTTCCTACTTTAGGTGAAGTGTAAGTTGCTGTATTATCGTCATAATCTCTTACCCAAGCGTTACCATAAGCTAAGTTAGGACTTGTAGTGCTATCTCTATTTAACATTGTTGCTTGTGGGTATTTTTGATATACATTAAATGTATTACTTCCTATGTAATTTAGTGAGGCTACTATTAATCCAAGTTTAGACGACCATTCTTGAACATTAGCTCTTTTTGCTGTTCCGTTAAATGGAGCTGTAGAAGTATATCTATTCCAGTGTAATAGTCTAGGTAAAAAATCATATCCTTTAACAGGTCTTGCTGCATAATATGGATTAACATTTTCTGTCCATAAACAAGCAGAATAAGGCACATCAACAGGATTAGAAATAATAGTATCTTGGTCTTTAGCATTATAAGTTCCAGCAAAAAATGGATTTTCAAAAAGACTTTCACCTCCTTTGAATGTATCAGGAAGTATCTCTCTATAAGGGTATTCATCTTTTATCTCATTAGCTTCTACTTTTTTGTCAGCACCATCACTTTTATACTTAAAAATTAAATTTCTTTTTAAATCTGCTTCTAGCCATTTATCATTTGTTAAATTGCTTCTATCTAATTTGTGAGTCCAATCTATAGCTTTACTATAAGGTTCATAAAAAGAGTCATAAGGCTCTATATTTACTGTTCTTGTACTTTCATCAGTTGTCATTTGTAAATTAAACGCATGAGCTATACCTTTAATAAAATCTATCTGCTTATAATCAGAATTTATAACATCTTTTAAATTGTATGTCTGACCATATTCTACATTAAAAGGATTTATATCTATGTTATACAAAGCATTAGAACTATCTGATGTTGTTGCAGATGTTGGTGATGATGAGCCAAATAAATGTATAGTTAATTGGTTTAAATCATAAGCCCAATTTCTAGCTTTTATTTGTATATTTAATCTTAATTTATCACCTTTATTAAAATATCTAGTTAATTCAATGCTTGGAAAATTTCGTACTGGGTAATTAATTGTAGAACCTGCTAAAGAAAACGAGTCAGTTTGTGAAGAATCTACAGTATTCCAAGAATTATGTCCCACTGTTTGCACTTGTACTCTTAATTTTACATATTCTACTTCTAAACTACCACCTGCATAATATGTAGGTACTGCAAAAAAACCAAAATTACTTAAATCTACTTTGTAATTTCCATACTCTTGAATTGTAAAAATACCTGTGCTTGAATCCCATCCTGTATTGTCTCTATTGCTATTTAAAACGAAACCAGAAGAATTGTTTAAGTTTAATGCTGTATCTGTTAAATCATAAGATGTATTATAAACTGATGTATCGTTTGTAGGTGCTACTAAAATTGAATTTATAAATCCTTCACCTGTAAATTTATTTCCATAACCAAATTTAATAGTTCTATCATCAGGATTGTTATATTTAAAGTTTGGTAATGTCCATACTAACTTTTTGAACATATCAGTTTCCATAAAAACTGAATTTATTTTATATCCTATAGTTTGTGAATTACCACCTAATTGAGAAAATATCTTTTCTAATGTTGGCTTTACAAATATAGCTGGTCGCCAATCTGCAACTGGATTTGGAGTTCCATAACTAAGACCTCCATTTGTAAATCCAAAATAACCAGTATAAGTAGAACCCCATCCTCCTTGATTTCCATAAGTATCTAAAAGTTGTATTGTTCCATCAATACCATTTGGGTTGTAATCTCCATAAGATGTTATTGGATAAACAATAGGAGATGTAGAGGAGTCGCAGTCTATATAATCCCAAGTAGGCGTAATGCTATTTTTATTATATATTATATTTTCACCATCACTTCCCCAATCTATTTCATTAATATAACTTTCTTGTATCTTGTTTGACCAACTTAAATTACTTCCAAAAAAAACACAATTATAATAAGATGGATTTTCATTATAACCCCCTACTCCATCTACCTGTAGCAATCCTTCTAATGAATATAGATTATTAAAAAGTATTCTGCATCTTTTTTTATCAGTAACTTTATTATCTACAATAATTTTAGGATTATATAAATTTTTAAATATATTATTATTGTTTTTTGTAGCTGGTATTTTAAATGATTTGCTGTAATCACCACTTGTTGAGGTTAAATCTTTAAAATCTGATATTTGAAATGTTAATGCTAAAGGAAAATCTGTATGGTCTGTAACATCTAATTCTCCAACAACACTATTTTTCCAATCTACATCTTGTGTATCAATTACAGATATATTTTTTACATCTGCATTAGTAACAGTTCCCTTACTAAATAATCTAATTTTACCTGATGCTACTGCAGTAAAAGTTTCAGTAACAATGCCATCTGATGATATTCTAGCTAAAAGACTTATACCAAGTGAAGTTCCACTAGAATTATTTATTGAAAATCCAATATCACCTGTACCACTGTAATTAGTTATTTGTAGTCTTATTTTATAAGTTTTGCCAGAAATTATAGTATTAGATATATCCTGATAAAATTTAGAATTATTAGTTGTATCTCCTACAAAATTTGCTGATTTAGCTGATAATGAAGTCCATCCAGCTTGAGGATTACCTGCATTTACATTAACAATACTTAATCCATTACCATAAACATAATCTAGTATCTCAATTTTTACTGACATATATTAATTTCTTTGTGTTTGTACTTTATGAGATAAAGTATATTCTAAATTAAATTTAACTAACCCACTCTCTTGATTTACAGTTTCTATATCACTATTAGTTATGATAACTGGTATATATTCTTTTGTAGATGGTCTTTGGTATGGATTTACAGTATTACCTCTTTTAGTTGCATCAGTTTCCATTTCTATCCATACATTAGGAGATAAAGTAATTTCTTCTAACCACTTTGCGACTGAAATATTTAAAGGCTCTGTATATACACTTTGTACTCTTTCAGCATTTAATCCTAAAACCTCTCTACCTCCTTTGTATATATTGCCCCCTCTCATAGTATTTGAAATATAATCATCATTATTTACATCTACCTTATTTTGATTAACTGCTCCAGCATTATCTTGATACCAAGTTCTATCTGAGCTTTTTCTTTCTATAACATCTCTACTAATATTAATTCCCTCTACTATATCTCTTTTTGCTGTATAACTGTCAGTTCCTCCCATTGAATTTAACCAATGAAACCTTACAAAACCATAAGGTATTTTTTCACTTTCCCTGTCTATTTGAAACCAGTTAACAGCACTATGCCTTACAGATGTCCAACAATTACAAGCACCAGCACCATCATCTTGAAAATAATGACCTCTAAAATAAAGACTATATTTATCTGTATTTGTTGTAATTGGAGATATTGGAGTAGTGTAAACAGATATAGGTACGCTTCCTGAACCACCATCTTGAGGAGCATAAGCATTATTATTAATAAAATCAGGACTAACATTCTGAATTAACAATTTGTTTTGGGATTGTGCAAATGCAGTAGTAGAACCAGCTACCAAATTTAAATTTATTGTAAAATCAACTAATACAAAGTAATTTTCATGAGTTCCATCTGCTGTAAAAGTTTCACCAAATATTTCTATATAATTATATTTGTCATTAGGGAAATTAGCATCATAAATTTCTCTTGCATAAAACTGTAAAAACTCGGCTTGTTCATCTATTCTAACAAGTTTGTTATATTCTACTTTGTTTGCATCGGTATTGTAATGCCAATTTGGACATCTAGTAAGAAATCTTTTTGGATTATCCTGATTACTTATAACTTGATTAAATAGAAAGTCTTTGTAATAATAAACGCTATCTCTTTCAAATTGATTTACAGAATTTATTACAGTAATTGTTGGCGTGTAACTCATAACATTATCTGCTGTAATAATAGATTTATTGCCATCAGCATCAATATCAATCATTTCAAAAGTTGCAGATACTCTTAACTTTCTGTATGCACCATTTTCAGTTACATTATATTCACTTATAGGTGTTCCTATTGCTAAATTACCCCCAATAACATTGTCTTGTGTTAACAATCCTCCATTCATTCCTCCATAATAATTACTTTGCCATGTACCTTTATTTATAGGACATAAACTATATGATAGTTGGTCAGCAACTAATTGACTTACATCTATTGTAAAACGATGTCCTGTTGGTGAGGTTTGATTATCATATCTTTTATTAGTAATATCTCTTGATTTTTTTATATTAGCAATATTAAACCAGTTTATATCATCTACAGATGTTTCTACTTTAAATATTACGCCAACTACTCCTCCTTGTACTCCTACTTCGGTAGCTTCATTTATTCCTGAGTAAAACCACTGAATTTGGTATCTTAGTTGGTCATTGGCACTTTTTAAATAATTACCTCTGTAACTATAACTCATTGATGCTAAATTACTAGTATCAAACCCTAAAGGTACTATGCCCCAACTTGCTAATCCTACAATACTTGCCATATCTTAATATATTTTATATTTTAAATTTAAGTAACCCTGAACATCATCTATTTCAGTATCAGACAAAGCTCTGTTGTAAACAATAAACTCTTGTATTTCACCATTAAAATATTGTGATGTAATACCTGTAGTTTTATTATACAACCCACCAATAGCAAACACTTGCTCATTAAATTCTTTTGCTGCATTAAAAGATGAATTAGTAACATTACCTGTAAAGTTTTGTATAGGATTGCTTGTGTAATATTTTAAATCTAAAGTTTTACTTGACTTTTTTACTACACCAATATGACTATCCGATATATTATCTTTACCTGTATCAAGTAATAATGTTTCAGAACCATCATAAATAAATGCACTAAAAGCACCAATACCAGATAGCTTAATATCAATCCTAGTAGATAAAGATATGTAGCTAAATAATGTTGAATTAATTGCTAAGTTTTTACTTACTTCGAATACTGTAAAATCATTAGATACAGGAAAATTTACATTTGATAATAAAAAATTAGTCGTTCCATTAAATTTTAAATAAGATTTATCATTATTACCATCATATCCATACCACAATGGCTGATTTGCATCTATTGTCTGTTCAACTGTTTTATTATTTTGTCTGTTCATAATTGAGCTAATTTTTTTAGTTGCAATATTAAAATTAACATTACTATCAGCACTAATCCATACAGCTAAGTTTGCAAAGTCTGATGGGTAGATAGATACTGGTCTAAAACACTTAGTAAATGCACTCATAGTAAATACTAGCTTTATCTGTACTAGCTTGTCATTCTTAACATCCTTAACTCTTTCTATTTCTATGCTCTCATCATTAAGATAAGCCTCTACAGTTACATCTTGATAATTTTTTAGAACTAAGTCTAGCCATTCATTACATAAATCTTGTAAGTTATCCCATCTCTTTTGTAGCGTTACTACAGATTGTGCTGCTTGAGAGTATAAATTATAAAAGTTTATTTCAAATGAATACTCTTCTCTACCATTATATATTGCTGGTATTATTGATTCTGGTGGTGTAACTAGCATTAATGGGTACTGTGTGTCGTGGTCTTGATTCACTTCACCATCATATCCAAACTTTACATCCCCATAAGTCCATTTACTGTCAAATACAGTTATTATATCTGTTAATCTTGTTATTGCCATAGTTATGGTGTTATATTATTTTTATTATGTATTTTTTCTTGTACAGCAATTTCATAATCGTTCTTTGCAGTATTATAGCTGAGATAAGTCAACACTTTATATAAATTTGTTTTTTTCACACTATCAATATCATTATATCCTTCTATTCTAAATATTCCTTTCTCTGCTACCATATATAGGCTGTTAAGCCATCCATATGGCTTTATAAACTTGTTGTAGAGTCCAACTGTAGAAACTCTACCTTTGCCTCCTCCACTTCCTCTTCTGTTTTCCCCAAAAACATTTGGAAAGTCCGAGTTAATTTTACGCTTTGCATTGTCAAAAAAAAACTGAACTCCCATACGAAATCCATTGTCAGTTCTTTAAACTTCTCAGTCTTAGCTGGTATTGCATCATCATCATACTCCTCATCTGCCCTATTGCATAATATTGCCATCTGTTCAGGTAAAACATCAAACCTACCATGTTTCATTATTTCTATTGTGCTATCTAAATGTGTAGATTCAATATAATCTCCAAATGTATTTCTTCTTAAAAATTCTTTTGGAAATAAATACTCCTCACCATCTAATTCAAACTTGTCTATACCTTTAGGCTTGTATTCTTCTAACAAACCAGAAAATGTAGCTACAGCATTATTAACGCTATCAACATCAAGTCTATTCATCTCATTATGTGTAACTCCTGTAAGATAAATAAAAATATCTCTATTCATCTTTAATAATTCTACTTCTGAGTGTTCTGCCTCAATAACCTCACCCTTATCATCTCTTTTGGTATATTGACTTATAATTGTGTATAGTCCACACCAATACCTAAGAGTAATGTCTTTCCACTGTGTTGGAATTTCATATGACTTTTCTTGTATCTTTATTTCTACCATTTATTAGTTTTTAATTGTTTCACTTTGCATTATATCTTCTAACAACTTTTTCTTTTCAGTCTCATCTATAAGTACGTCTGCTAGTTCACTTGTAGCATTTTCACACAAGGAAGCAACATCTTCTAAATAATCCTTCATGTATTTAGAATTTTGAGTATTCTTAAGAGCAGTTAAAAAACCAATAGCAGTGTAGAATATCATATTTGGAATTAAAAATATAAATTCAGCTATTGATGCGTTATCATCGTCTAACTTTAAAGTTGTTTCGTGAAAATTATTATTATATAAATAAACGGAATCAAGTATATTTAAGAAGTCTTGATACTTGCCAGATATTTGTTCTTCTGTTGCATAGTACATTAGTTCTTTTACTTCTTTCATTAGCTTTTCTACAACTTCCTTATGGTTGTTGTTTAAATAAAGTATTTCTTTCTTATTCATAATTTTCTGATAATTTTTTCACAATTATTCAAAACTACGCAAAAATAACAAATACAATGCTAAATAATTTCATAGTTTTTAAACAAACTGAAATAATATTACGAAAAGTATAAAACTTTACCTCCACCAGTCCAAATCTCTTTATTGACTGCCATAACTAAACAATCTACCATATCATCATGCTTTGCTGCTGGAAACTTAACTAATTGTTCTAAAAACTTGCTATTCCAATCACCATTTAGTAAGCTAACCCTACCACTTTCTAATGACGCACTTATATCGCTGACCCTTGCTACCTTATCTTTTGTTGGTGGTTTATCCTCTTTTACATTCAGTCCCGTTTCTCTTACTAGCGTTTGCACTATCGATTTACCTGACGCTTTAGGTTCTACAAATATTCTGCTTCTATTAGTATATCCATTCTTTTGTACCCAATGTTGTATGTATTTTACTAAATCTGGAAATTCTTTATATACATTAACACAGTCTACTATCTGCCACTTGTTGTCTTTATAAGTATATGCAAGTAATGCAGAGGGGTCATTCTTTTCATTTGCTGTATATGCAGGGTCAATAACGAAATTAACTACTGCTTCTTCTACTCTATACCTATCTATCTTAAACCAATCTTTGTGAATCATTCCACTGTCTAGGGGTGTTGGTGTTTGTTGTAGCTGTCCAGCGTAGCCATAAGTACCTAATGCACTCTTATAATCATTTAATATTTTCTTACTAAACCTATCTTCCCAAAACAATCCTGTTTCTTTGTTGTAAAATTTCTCTAATGATTTTGGTTTTATATTTCCATCTTCATTTGTTGCTGGTATGCAGATATGTTTATATTTAGTTCTAGTTTCTCTGTCTAATAAAAAACCACTTAAATCTTCTTCGTGTACTCTCTGCATAATTATTATTCTAACTCCTATGTCTGCTTGATTTAGTCTTGAGTAAAATGTTGTTCTATACCATTCATTTGCGTTCTCTCTTTCTGTAGCTGAGTTTGCCATTTGTGGCGATAAGGGGTCATCCACTATTAGGAAATCCCCACCTTGCCCAGTAACAGTACCACCTACAGATGTTGCTCTTCTCATTCCAACAAAATTATTTTCGTATCTCTCTTTTAGGTTTTGGTCTTTCTTAATGTGAAATACATCTCCCCACCTAACCTTAAACCAATCACTAAATATTATATCTCTACTCTTAGTTGCAAGTTCAATAGATAGAGTTGCAGAGTAAGATGATGTAATGAATCTAAGTTTAGGTGATTTTATCCAAGCCCATACAGGAAACATTACAGTTACTATAAGTGATTTCGTACTTCTAAAGGGAACATTAATAATAATATCTTTAGTTTTGGGCTTCTGTGCTATTATTCTCTCGCACTCTTCTTGTAGCATATCACAAATATATTTATGATGCCAATTAGTTGAAAGAGGTACTGCTGGTTCTACTACAATCCAAGCTGCTTTAAAAAACTCATAGAAACTCATCTCACATAGTTTCTTTTCTAATGCAAACTTTAATAGTTTTTTATTAGTCATCTAATTCTGTATAGTCAATATCTTCTGCTTCATCTAGTCCTCTAATCTGTCTTTTAATATCTTCAAGTGTTGCTCCTTCGTTTAAGTTAATCTCAATCTTAGTATCTGTATCTTTCTTAATCTCTGTTGATGATAGTTTAGGCATTGCATAATTCATTAGTTTAGCTATTGCATCTATGTAGGCTCTAGGGTCTTCATCAAAGAGTATATCTAATGCCATCTTAATCTTTACAGGCTGTCCCTCTAGTGCGTAAGCTAAGGACTTTCTAGTCATCCTAGCTAGTTGTCTTGTTTCATTATTTTTAGGTAATAAAGACTTTGCAGTTTGGTTATAGTTCTCATCTATATTTTGAGGTCGCTTTTTCATTGCTTCGCTTCCTACTATTTTCTTCTCTTGTTCTTCCACAGTTGTTTATTTAGTTTGCCAATATACAATAATCTTTTAAACTCTATTAACAATAAAGATATAAAATTGAACTTCTATAATTTTTTTGTACCTATATAGCCCTATAATTAACTTATATTTTAATATTTATCCCTTTTGTAAAGAAACTGTGAAACTATTTAATTATTAAACACTATCTTCGTGCCTCTTATAAGAACTCATACATAATTAAAAAGAAGTCTGCCTGTGAGTGTAATACTTAGTTAGCAGATATGACTGTTCTCATAATCACCACGCCTTATAGTAAACATCATTGCTCATATCGCAAAGTATATAACCCTTTGTAAATAGATGTTTAAGTAATACATACCTTTTATAAAATTGAACTTTGGTTTCGTGTGTGTGCGTTTGTGGGCTTAAAGAGTATTTGGACTTACATTTACGGAAATAAAATCTAAACCCTTTTCAAACCTTTCAACCTCTTTTTTTTTAATCATTACTAAAATAATGACTGAAATACTGAACTTTAAACTGGTTTTTAGTTTGTTTTAGCCTTGTTTTTGTGTATCAATACAAAAAAAATCAGCTACACCAACACAATTAAATCA